TTTAGTTTACGAAATGGAACTTTTACAACATTTTTTGTCAACTATTTTCCTTGATGTATTTCTTCACTTTGTTAATTAAATTGTTTGGAACTATGATATCCCATGAAGTTTCCTCTTGGAAGTTACCAGTCTCATAATAAATAGTACCTGATTTCTCAAGATTAAACTTTTTTTGCAAATTATCTTTTAACGATTCACTCGTGATATGAATCTTCCATTCATTATCATTAAATTTCCATATATCTTTTTGATTTGCCATTAAGCTTATATCTCATCAAATCTGAAAACTTCATCTTGTTCGTTTCTTTTAGAAGTTCCGTAACTTTTTCAAATCCCAAATCTGACGGATCCTTTTCTGTTAATTTAACAAAGTAGACATCTATATTATGATTCATAAAATCTTCTACCATTTTAATAGAATCACCAATAGCGTCACTATCTAAAGATATATATATCTGTTTAACTCGTTTTTCGATAATTTTTTTTCTTAATTTTGGTAAAATACTTTTTCCAAACAATGGAATGGCATTTCTTTTAATAGCAATTGCATCAAATGGACCCTCACATAACACGATAGGTTCATCCCAATTAATGAATAAATCAAATCCTATTATGTCTTTTTGCGTAGGTGAGTTTCTGTATTTCATCTTACTCTCAAAAATATCTCGTCCTACAAAAAAGTTTAATTGTCCATCTTCATCATAAGACGGAATAATAATTCTATTTGTATATAACCCCTCATCACAATAACCAATTCCATACTTTAAAACATCTTCGTGTGTTATTCCTCTCTTATGTAAATACATCATTGCATTTTTATATACTGGAGATGGATGTTTATATGCTAACGATAGAAACTCTTTGGGTAATTCTACTTGTACATTTTTCTTTTCACTATCATCAGTTCGTTTTCTGTATGGTTTGTCACCTACGATAGTTCCAAGTTCACTAAATTGTTCCCTCGTGGCATTTACTTTCTTAAATAACTGAAACAGATTATGACCACCCATATTGGAAACCCAACAATGCCATTTACCAGTAACTATATTGATTTGTAGTTTAGGTTTGTGATGTGAAACAAATGGACTCCAATACATATACTCATTTTGTTTTTTGAGTTTCTGTCCTTTTGAACCAATGGTTCTATCTATAAGATGTGCTAATTTAGTCTGATCTATCATTTATTAATTTTAAAAAATCCTCTAATTCTAAAGTAACATAAGTTTTACTTCTGTTTCTTTTAAATATCAAAATGGGCGGGTAATCACCACTATTTTCTTCAGCTTGTTTTAATGATTCCCAAATGTTTAATTTTTCTTGATTTTTACACTCAAACGAATAAGGTATTTTTCTCCGTGCAGCAGGTGAGAGTTTTATATCTTCACCAGTTTCTCCCATAATAGCTGTACGGATATCGTCTGGTTCTAATTCTTTGAATTCTTCGAGAAGTAAATCTCGTATTTTGTTTTGTAATCTTCGACCTTTGGCCTTTGCTGAGCGTGTTTTCATAACCTTAAATAAATATAACCCTAATTTCTGAAATTACTTAAATTTTCGCTTCCATTTTCTTCGATATTCGTCTTGTGCCCATTGTTCTGCTTGTTCTTCGTATTTATTGTCATCGTGGAAATCACCACCTTTTTGTTCGGCTTCTTCTCCTGCTTGTATATATTCGTGTTCGTATTTTTTCCATCCCATCTTATATCTCATCTTAGCGTGGTCTATTTCATGTAATACTGAAACAATGAATTCCTTGACACTTGGATAGTTTCGTTTTAGATTTATAACATCTTTAACCCAATCGTAGTCTGCCTCATTACTTCCTTTTACTCTACCAAATTTTACTTTGGAACGAAGTTTATAGTGTTTGACCAACATACGAGCAGTATCTTCATAATCAATTCTTTCTACAAGTAATGATTTGAGTTTTATCATTAGAATACATCACCTGCCATCGCATCTTCTATTTCAGATTTTATATCATCAGTAGTTATATCTACTTCACCGTCCATATCTGCCTTCCAAACTTTCTTCTTATCACCATTATGGAATAATGCTAAAGATGGATAGTTTCGTATTCTAAGTTTCTTCACTACTTTCTTAACATCATCACGATTTACTGAAATAATAACACATCCCTCGTGTCCTTTTACACCATCCAATAACTTAGGATCGAGATTTGCATATTGGTAATCTGCCTTAAATTTAACAAGTACAAATCCTTTTGCTACTTTTGACTTAAAGTTTTTATCTGTAACATCTTGACCATTTAAATTTGATACTATAAGAAATGCCGAAACAAATCCTATAAGAAAGTATCTTAATGTTTTATTATTCATAACTATTTATCCCTCTTCCTTCGTTCAAGTGATTTTATTTCTTTTTCAAGTTCTTTAATAGTTTCTTCAAGTTCTTCTATCTGTCCAAAAACATCATCCATATCTTCTTGAAGTGAACCCACTTGATCTTTATATTGTTCATAAGACCTTGGCCAGTTGTAACCCTCTGGTCTTGATGGATATTCATTTGAGTATAAAGTTTCCAGACTTGGAAGTTCTTTTGCTTCTTGTATATCTGCCTGTAACATATACCACATACCAACTAAAGACGCAATTCCTGTTGCTGCTCCTATCATTGTCTGTACTGATAAAGTGAACTTAGTATTTAATACTGCCTCTTCACTTAATTCTTTTGGTTGGCTCACTACTTTCTCCTCTACAACTTTTTCTTCGTGATGTGTATCTAACATCGCATCTGTTAAATCTTCTACGGTGACAAAACCCATCTCAATTAGAATCTCTCCTAATCTCCGTTTGTCCCCCTGCACCTGTTTCTGGACTGCTTTAGCTAGCTGTCTCTTAGTTATTATGTCGGCGTCGCATAATATCTGTCCTAACCTTTGTCCATTGTCTGCCACTACTTATCTCCAATATCTTTTCTTTCTGAGATGTTTCTTCCATCTCCTATGATTATATTTCTTTTTCCACTTTTTACCACCTTTATGAAAAACAATTACTCTTGTACCGTTCAGTCCATACTCCCAACTATATCCCATACGAAAATGTGGATCTGACCAATACTTTCCATTGTTGTCTACATAAATATTAACAACTTTTGTAGAATCATCTATAATTATTTGTTTTGTAAATTTTTTGTGATGTTCTGATGAATGTTGCCAATATCCTATTTTATGTCCGACATTAAAAAATAATACCGCTGTAACTAAATACTCTGTTATTCCTGGAATCATTTTCTACTTATCCATCACGAGAAATATCAGTATAAACTGTGTTTTCTTCGTCTGTTGATATAAATACATTTTCAAATTCAAATACACCTTCCATTTCTGCATCAATAAATGGATTGTAAAAACTTCCCTCTACTCTACCACTTGCATATTGTCCAGATGAAATCATTTTAACCTCTGTAATAGAACCTTGTGCACCTATTGTATAATCATAAGGTCCTACAATTTGTAACTGAATTTCTCTATCATCTGTTGCTGGATTACTATAAAATCCCTCATTAATTAAACTTGTAGTATAGTTTGCTGCATCCCAATCAACATATATAAGTGCATAGTGTTCATTTAAAAGTTCTATCCGACCATCTTCTCTTTGAAAGTGTATCACAAAAATCTTCTTTGTTTTTTGTTGAACAATCCAAGTTCCATCTGAACCAGTTGAATCCAAATAAGTATCTCGTGAACCATATGTAGTTACACTTTCATACCTTTCCGCTATATCTACTTCTTCACCATCAATCCACATTCTCATTACTTCTGGACCAATTTCTTCTACTCTATCGTCACAACTGAATATAAGTAGAATACTTAATAATGTCAATACTTTTTTAATCATTTTTTCCCTTTCTAAATTCCTATAAATTGATAATTCAATCCTACCTTTAATTCATAAGAAGGTCTTTCCCAATAATTTAAATATTTACCCTCTGAGTAGAATCCTAAATTTTCTTGTAACTTAAATCCTATAATTGCTCCAACATCATAATCAAACCATTGACCAAAACCCTTACCTTCAAATTCAAAATCTTGTGGTTCTAATCCATCTTCATCGTGTTGTTGCCAACGAACTGCATTATGATATGAATATTTATTTAATCCATAATGATATGGAAATACACTTCCCCACGCATGTATCCAAAAATTATCTGTGTATTTATAATAATCTAATCCTAAAGATAATGATACTTCTCTTTGATTACCTAATGATCTGGTTTGGTCCTCAAACCAATTTTCTAATAATCTTGGAAAATGATATTGATAAAATTCTCTATCGGTCATTGCCATTAGATTACCATTTGCATCAAACCATCTCCAATCTTGACCTACATATCCAATTTCTTGTCCTGTTCCGTTGTCATATATAGCCCACATTCCATCAGGTACACCATCTCCATTAATATCAGTGCTGTATCCTCTGTCATCTACACCGAACTCATCTTGTGCGAATTCCCACCATGCTCCTGAATACCAAGCTGAGTCAATTACAGTTGGTGCGAATCCATATGCTGGATGATTACGAGTTCCAATTCCTATAGAAATATTTAGACTTGCATCTTCAAGTTCAATTTCTTTTCTAAATCTAAGATCACTTTGAGCATATCTAATATCTTCCATCTCAAAATCAGTATATTTTATTTTGGCAATGAACCAATCACCAAGATATCTTAAAAAATATTCTTGAGATACAAACTTTTCATCCCATCTACGATTAGTGGAATACTTTAATAAATACTCCCAACCTCTTACTCTACCGATTGTTGCTGCTTCATTAAAACTTGTTTCATCACCTTTATACCAATCACCACCAACACCAGCATTCTTAACACCTCGTTTTGGTTCGTATTGGAATCTACCGATTTTTCTTAAACCAAATGATAAATCAAAATCTGGTTCAAGTTCTCGGTCATCTTTTACTACGGTTACTTCACCATTTAAATAATTTTCCAATCCTGTCTCAGGATCAATTACTTGTAATCTATACCTATCATCTTCCCATTTAGGTGAAGATAAATTGAATCCTGCATAAGCAGTAGAATATTTAAAGAAATTAAATATTAAATCTTGGCCGAATAAAGAAGTAGATAAAAGTATGCCAATTAATAATTTTTTCATTTTTATCTCCAGTTAGCGTTGCTCTACAATTATAAATATCTAAATTACTTATTTTCCGTATTTGGATAGATCAAGATTTGCCAATGGTTTCTCTATTTTTAAGTCTTTTAACTTAGAATTTGCCACGACTAATTTAGAACCACCTACGACTCTACCATCTAATACATGATAGATAAAGAATACAGTTTTCCATATACCGACTCTTACGATACGGCCTGGCGAACCATCTACTTCAACGACATCATCTTCGTTGTAATCGTTACCTAAAAAAACCATTATGCCGTCTACGGCTTCTCTTATGGTATTTTGAAAAATGAGTGTGATTACACCCACAAGAAATAACCAACCATATTGTCCTATCAATCCCTCGACAAGACCTTGTGCCTGGTTGTCCACGAGTATTCTCCTTATATTATATTATTGTTTGTTCTTATATAAATATAATATATATAGCAGAATTATGAGTCAAATCGTACTAAAAATGAAAGTGGTAAATCTTTTTCATTTTTTATAGGATTTGATAATTTTGCAATAGCCAATAACTCATTTGAATCATTATATAAACCAACATTTGTAATATATGTCCCAAATTCTGAATGTGTGGTGAAGTTTTCATATAATGTTCCTGGATTATATGTTACATCATAAGAACTACTTGCTGCCTGTAATACCAAATCTATAGTTTTTGCATAAAGTGGTGGGTATAAAGTTCCTTTTTGTATATCACCATCATAAATATATTTTGCATCATGTGGAACATATATACTACCACTTCTACCCCTAACCAAACTTGGGTTTGTACTACTATTAAATTCATATTTACTTATATTACATAAATACTGATACTCAGTAGATGTTTTTGTAGCTTTAAATCTCACGGAAAATCCATCTGATCCCAATTTTAAACTTGCCGACCTATATAATGAACCAGTATCGGTAATAGTTATTAAACCATGTTCATAAAATACATTACCAACAACACTTCCTGTGTAAGAATTGGTACTACCACCTGGAGTTCCTGCTGCAAAACTTTCTGAATATTGATAATCATAAAGTTGTCCATGACCATCGTCTCTCAAATCTAATGTTGTTCCACCACTATCGTCAAGTAGTTTAATAGAACCAGGTTTAATTTCTTCTCCAAAATATTTTTGTGGAATTGTTATAACATTTACCGAACTATGTAATTGTCGTGGAATTATTGATCCCCAATCTCTCCTACCGTGTGGATCTTTTCTACTCCAAGGAGTGGCAGTATATACTGGCATTTTAGTAGTAGTAGATTTAGGATTAGGAATCTTATCGTATTTATAATATAAATTAGCTATAGTGTAATACAGGGGTATCTTATGAAAAGTTCCACAACTATACCAAGTATCCCAATCTTTACCAAAACTTTTTGATTCTGCATTAAATACACCATAACTCTGAGATTCTGCGGAACCAGTTAAGAAATTATGAAAACTTCCACTTATTCCTTCAAGTCCAAAAACCCCACTTCCACTATCTGAATGTGTAAAGGTGAATTGTTTATAAGTTTTGAAATTTTGTATTGACCTATCATCAGAAGATATATCCTTAAACATTGGAATCTCCTTTAATAATCAAGTCTTACTTTGATCAAGGCTTCGGTATTCGGATCCTTCTTAAATGGTTTAGACATCTTGGCCACTGCTAATAATTCATTTTGATTATTATAAAGTCCAACAGATGTTATGTAAGTTGTTGGTTCAGCAATAAAAGAATTATGAAGTAATTGTGCGTTTGATCCTGTAAAAAATGATGGATTTTGACTATGATTAAATTCAGAATTTTCAACTCTACAAAAATAAAACGAACTTCTTCTCACTTCTTCCCTACGTGCTGAAAAATAACTACCCGATTGTATAGACTCCAATAGTTTTCTATGTTCATAATTGTTAGTAGAAGTACTTTTTACAAGTTGTGGAATGACATATGAACCAGAGGCCCTACCTATATTCATACGAGTATTTGATAATGCATTTGGATTTAATAAAATAATACCCGATTCTGGATAGAATAAACCATACGAACCAGAATTAGTTGCAGCTGCAGATGCAGATGCTGTAGTATTTATCCTATACTCATCGTTTGCAATTGAACCACTAACTATATTAAACTCTCTATTAGCAGCTTTAAGTCTTTGGTCACGACTTGCCCCACTATCGTCAATAAGTTTTACTGTCGTACTACCACTTACTAAATGTAATTCCCAGTTACCAGGATCCATTTTTTCTCTATAACGAGCTCTGTTACTAACAATGGCAAAAACATCATCGCTATAGTAATTTGCTCCTGAATTTCCATGAAAATTAAACTTAGTAGTTTGTGGTGGCAATAAAACTTGTTTCAGTTGTGAATAAATTGCCTTAGTAGGATTAGTAGTTCCTGATGTAGTCGAACCTTCAGAACCAGAACCAGCGTAATGACCATAAGATATAGCGAATTGTACATCCGTACTTTCGTCGCTAGATTTATGAACATCTAAATAATACTTGCCAGTATTGGAATTCTGTGTAGATCCAGTATAGAAAGTAGTCAAAGTTGCGGTATTATCCGACCACATCCTTTCGGCTACCTTATTGACTATATTTTCTGCTCTATCTTCGGGATTAAAAGATTTAAAAGCCATTTAGAATCTCCTTTTCCTAAAAGTCTAATCGTACTTTGATTACTGCTTCTCTGTCTTTTGATTTTAACAGCGGTTGACTCAATTTAGCCACAGCTAACAATTCATTGTTATCATTGTACAATCCAACCGTAGTTATATACGATTTTGGATCTTGAACGAAACTCGAATTTTTCAATTCAGCATTAGACCCCGTAAAATAAGTCGGGTTTTGACTATAGTTATATTCTCCAGACTTAACTCTACAAAAATAATGAGATGATTTAATTTGTTCTTCCCTTCTTGCTTGAAAGTATGAACCACTATTGATACAATCTACCAATTGTTTAGCGTTGTCATTATTTGTACCACTTGACCTAACAAGATTGAGTGCATTTGTTTTAACTGCGACTGAACCAGAGTTATGATATCCGATAGAATGAGAAGCTATTGCTTCTGCATTTAATACAATAATACCAAGTTCTGGATATACATATCCAAATGAACCACTACCACCTGCTGATTGATTTACAGCCGTTGTCTTTATTCTTGAAGTTCCATCTGAAATTGAACCAGTAACTACATTAAATCTCCTTTGTGATGCTTTAATTGTAGAATCTGCGGTTGCACCACTATCATCAATGAGTTTTAATACGGATTCGCCACGACCTTGTGCTCTACTTCCACTTAAATGTAGTTCCCAGTTTCCTGGATCCAACTTCTCTCTGTACCGTGCTCTGTTTACACTAATTGCGAATATATCTTTTCCGTCATAAGATGTACCAGCTCCGTCCGCATTAAAATTAAATCTAACACCACTATGAGCGTTTTTAATACAAATGTTTCTGAACTGACGATATATTGCCTTAGATGGATTATTACCAGCAGAAGTGGATTTTGAACCACTACCATGAACGTGTCCATACGAAACTGCAAATTGTACAGCCCTTGTAGTATCACTTCCTGCTTTATCGTATATGTCATAGTAATAATCACCACTACTAGCACTCTGCGTAGAGCCTGTATAGAAAGAAGTTAATGTTGCTGTTCCACCAGACCATACAGGCGACGAAACGGTACTAATTATATTAGTCCTCTTATCCGTATCCTCTATGGGTGTGAAAAAATTACTTACTTCTGCCATTGTTTATCTCCTTATTACATATAAATATGTTGTTTTAAAATTTTAATTTTTATTTTGAACTTTTAAGTGTTGTTGTACCACTTAAAGTTCCACCTTTTACAATTCCTTTAGATTTTTGACTTGCAGGTGTTTTTCTTCTACCTTTTTTATTAGATATTAATCCTATGGGTGCCGATATAGGTTTTCCAAAAACTGCCTTTTCTCCTGTACCTTTTGGTGTAACAACAATATCAACATAAAATACAGCCCCACTTGACATACCCGTTACTTTTAAAGTAGTCGTTCTCGTAGTGGTCAAATTTTTAGCCCTTAATCTGACAGCATGACCATACAAGGTTTTTTCTTGTCCTACTCCATCTTTTGGTGTTTGATTTACACTTAACATATTATCTAATATTCCCCATAATCATAATCTAATAATAATTCACTTCCTTTTTTTATATCTTTAATTGCTATAAATATAAAAATATCATTATCTACATCTGTTTTCCAATCCACATTTGCTTCTTTTCCAGAAGAAGATGTTCCATTATATATACACCCAAATCCAAGTGGAATTGTATATTTTTTAAACTTTTCTCCCCTTGGCCAGTTGTAATAATACCTGGCGAGTTTTTCATCATCCGAAACTTCTAAATAATGACATTCCTCTAACAATTCTCCCTCTTTAATATTTTTTGTACAAAAAACTCCATATCCCTGTAATGAAGATTTTCTAATTTCAATTTTATTACTGTGAAACAATTTATTCTTTTTTGCTACATTATAAGAACCATTATTTACATAAGGTATTCTGACCTCAAAATTTGCAAATGGTGTATCTATTACAAGCCTCCTTTACTCTTCTACTTTTCATCTGGTGGTTGTCCAGCGGCCCCATATTGATATATTCCTGCTGGTGGTCCTGTTTGTCCTTGTCCGTTACCTCCTGGTGGTGCACCTTTACCTTTACCGTTACCTCCTGGTGGTCCTCCAGCGGCCCCATATTGATATATTCCTGCTGGTGGGCCGGGTGGGCTACCCTTACCTTTACCTTTACCTCCTGGTGGTTCTCCTGGACCTTCAGGTGGTAAACTTACTCCAAGACTAACCGAAATATAATCTAACTTAGTATCCGTTCCGTAATTATTTGTAGTAGTTAAAGTTACCGTATAGTCTCCTACTACTTCATAAGTGTGTGATGGGCTTGCTTCCATAGAAGTTTGTCCATCACCGAAATCCCATGAATACGATAAATTTTCTCCCATAGATGTATTAGTAAAATCTACTGTTAATGGGACTATTCCTGAAATTGCCATATTTTATCTCCTTTATGCTTCTTCCATAGTAAAACCAGCTACAGGTGGATATCCTGGTACCATAGACATAATAAAATCTGCCAATGGTGGTGGTAACATACTAATGCTCATATTAAAATCTGAAACTGGTGGTATGTGTGGATTTGTCATCTCTACAACATTATCTTCTTCAAGAAAAAATTCATATTCTTCAGTTTCATCTAAATTTTCAGTTGATGGTATTAAATCAATTGTATCCCCTACACCCTCAAGTGATATTTGACCTAAGATATTAGAAATTGAAGATCCATTAGTAATTTCTGGGGTTTCTACCATAACATATGAATTCATAATTTCTTTTTGGCTTATAAAAGATTCAAGTATAGGCATGTTCTCAATAATTCTTCCCTGTAAGTTTGATGGTTGTGACTCATCCCAAAGTCCATAATCTATTTCCTCATCACCTAATGCAAACTTAGTAATAACATAAGAATCATCTACTGAACCTGCCAGTGCATCTGCCAAAAGTTCTCGACCTTTCTTGGTAAAATGTGCTGTTGCAGTTAATGATGTTTTATCTATATATCCCACTTTTTATCCTAATTTTTTAAACTAAATGGTCCTTTTCCTTTTCCCTTCATACCAGATTTATTGTATTGGGTAGGTTTTAAAGGTATCGGTGTTAAACTATCTCTTGCTTTCATATTGAATTTCGAAACAGGTGGTATGCCACTCGAAAACATACTAAAATTTGCTACTGGAGGAATAGAAACTATCGGTGCCTCTGGTTGAGTAGATAATACTATACCCTCTTTAAATAATAGAGAACTCATAATTTCATTATCAGTAATTACTGGTTCTACGATTGGTTGATTATCAATTATCGTACCGAGTGGTCTCACATAATTAGATCCACTTGGAGTTTCATCCCATAATCCATAATCTATTTCGTCATCAGCTAATGCAAATTTTGTAATTACATGCTCACCATTTTGATTCTCACCAAATACTGCGGTTCTTAAATAATCTATACCTTTTTTAGTAAGAATTGCGTCCACTGCCAATGAAGTTTTATTTATATATCCCACAACTAATTACTAGCCCTTTGGTCATCAAATGTTACTTGTACCCTAAGTACATATATAGCTCCAGATTTTTGTCCTGTTATAATAATAGAAGTTTCTCTATCAAATGTCATCTGTTTTGCCTTAATAGTTATTGATTCCCCAACTAATTTTGTACTCAATCTACCACTTTCTTCACCATAAATAGCCCCACCTAATGGTAAATCATCAAAAACTTCACCTGTACCTAAAGTTCCCAATCTCATATCAACAACATTCATATTTAAACACAAGAAACTATAGTTTTCATCCTGAAAAGATTGGTCTGCTCCAACCGTTGTTGGATTTATAGTTGCCTCGGTAAGTGTCCAACTACCTTCATCAGTTTGAATAGATTTTAACCTACTATCATTTACCGTACCATCAGTTGCAGTTACTTTTAATAATTGTGTAATATCTGTTATGTATGGTAATGTTTTAGTACCCACAGGCATTGTAAACAATTTATATTTCATCACAACTTCAGGATCCACACAAGGTTCTAACATTGGTGTAGATTCTAAAACTGCACCATAATAATTACTACCCTTCGGATGTGCCGTATTCCATAACGCGTAATCTATCTCATCATCTGATAGTGCGAATTTTGTAATTGCAAAATTACCACTACTTTTAGAAAGATATTCTTTACCTTTTTTAGTTAGTACTGCGTTTAGGATATATGAAGTATTATTTATAAATCCCATTATATTCCCTTAATAAAAACTATTATTATTTCTTAACCTGTAAATGTATCAAGTGAAGTATCCGTTCCTGCATCTATATCTAACGAAGGTGTATATGATGTAGATCTAAATGTTATCTTAACATCAAATTCCTTAACTGCTCCTGAAGTCTGTCCCGTAACAACTAAAGTTGTTTTTGCTGGACTTGAATTAGAAGTAAGTCGTTTTGGATATAAAGCAATTCTTCCACTTTGTGTTGGTGCAAATTGTGCATTTGCATGTGCAAAAGTTCCGTTAGACACCACACAGTCTGATATAGTCTGTGAAAGGTGTTGAACTGAATGTACAAATGGATACCATAAACCAGTAGTACCATTATTAGGTACTGGAATGTTTAGATACTGACTTTCAGATGAAGTATTAGCATTAGGTGCACCTTTTCCTTTACCTTTACCAAATGCTCCTGGTCCCTGAGCTCCAAGTATTTCTTGTATCTGTTGGCTAGCTACCTGTGCTGGATCCACCCAAAGTGGTGCCAATACTACTTGAGTTGTATCTAATAATGTTAAGGTAAATCTTTCTCCTGCATATCCATTAGAATAAATAGAGTCTGGTCCTCCACTATAATCAACTGTAAGTTCATGATTATCTACATGACCTACACCAAATTGAACAGGTACACCAAGAAAAGTATTAGTGTTTCCAACCTGAACTCTTGTTCCACCAGCTCCAGCTTCATCTAATGCATACCACTTTAGACTTTTTAATTGTCTAACAGAATCTTGTAATTCTATTAGTTTAGCCATTGCCTGAACTCCGTCTGACCTCGATACGAGTTTATATTTCATAATCTCTGAAGGATCGTTGAAGGGTTCAAGGGTTGGTAAGTTATCAATTACTGCACCATAGAAATCCGTTCCTTTTGTATGAGTTGTGTCCCACAATCCATAGTCAATTTCGTCATCCCCAAGTGCAAATTTAGCAACATTAAAATCTCCACCAGTTGACAAAATCTCTCGACCTTTCTTTGTCAAAATAGCGTCTAATGTTCGGCTTGAATTATTTAAATATCCCATTGTTTTTTCTCCTATATACTGCGGATTCTATATAATTTATAAGATTCGACATAATAAAACTTGTTATTCTTCACTTATAAATATAATCCTTTTCAATTTTTGTCTGTTTTAAACAACATCTAACTTAGTAGATGGTGAATCTGTAGTTACTAATTTTGTCGGTGATGTAATAGTAATATCAACTGCCGGTGTTTCATCTTGGTATCTATTGCCCCTATCACTTACAGTTGTATTTCCATCTTGAACACACCCAATATAAAATAATCTATTAGTTCCAAGTCCGTGTTCCCACTTATTATCAAAATCAGATAATACGAAACTTGATGAATAATATAGACCTAAAGATGCACTCAATGAAGATGAAAAGTGATATTCAACTTCTTTATTAAGTTCTGATATAACACCGTTTTCATATCGTGGCATTATCACTTCTTCTCTAATAGATTTTTGAGCACCTTGTTGTATGGTTGAATTATAAAAAGTATTTCCATACCACCCACTCGTATCTCTATCACCTATACCATATAATGCTGGTCTTTCTAAAATATGTTTAATTACAAATGAACCCGTTCCATTGGCATTGGCGGCCAAAGTATCACTTGGTGCATTCCACGAACTAAAATCTGCAGACATTGATATAATAGAACCAGACATTTGAGTTCTATTATTTAACATAAATGGATTTCTAATATTAAGATTAGTTCCTAAATCTTCATATATTGCAGAGGCCGATAAGAATGAACCACTTTCTTTTGTATAATAATTTGGTCTAAACGGATCTGAATATCTAATAAGACTTTCTAAGTTCTGAAATTCTGCTGAAGCTGAAATAAGTGAACCACTTTCATTAGTATAAAAATTAGGTACATATGGTCGTCCATAAGTTATACGAGAATCTAATGGAATATATTCTGCTGATGCAGAATAAAATGAACCAGTTTCTTGTGTATAATAATTAATTTTAAATGGATTACTATAATTGATTGAAGAATCCAATGGTATATACTCAGATGATGCTGAAATAAATGAACCAGTTTCTTGTGTATGATAATTAATTCTAAACGGATGACTGTAATTTATACTTGACTCATAAGTTGGATATTGTGCACTTTCACTAATATATTGAGTAGCAATTATCTTACTATGTAAATCTTGTCTAATAAAAGTTGGTTCTTTTCCAATAATAATTTTATCTCTTTCAAGAATTGTAGGCTCTACAAGAATACCAACTGTAGCATTTGCCCGTGCTGGAATTAAACTTCTAACTTGTTCATATAATGAACTATCATAATATTTTAATAATCTTAAATAATCCCAAAAATTATTTGGACCTGAATATTTCTTCCAATATAGATTTCTTGCTTCTACTAATCCACTATATTGTTCTTTATATTGGTCTCGTGGATCACCAATGTATTGGTCAAAGTCAAGATTGGGCATCGATAGAATAATATCCTCATCTATAGCCTTTGATGGTGAAAAGAATATACCGAGCTTATTACTATCTATTGGTGCGGTATCATAGGCTGGTATTGTAATACTTTTACCAAAATCTAATATCGGATTTTGTCTTAATTCTGGATCTATTAAACTATCTGCTTCAATTCTTATTTTATTTGATGACATTCTACTTGGACCCAAGTTTGGAACTTTCATCTTTGTTTCATCTACCACCCGTGAAAAGTGTGTAGGTGAATCTGTACCAGATGCTAACCCACTTGTATATCCAGATGGAATCGCTGATGAAGTAAATGATTGGTCTGCACTTACATCTCTAAACCAATTATTCGCACCCACACTTAAATCTTTATCATCATCAAACGAATATCGAGTAATTAAATCTAAATATGAAGCAGATGGTGAATTACCATCAAATGCTATTGGGGCTGCTACATGATTGTCAAATGATGCGGTATTTAGTGGTTGTGTCCAGTTTCTATATTCCATCATAGAACCACTAAATGATTCTCCAAAATAGGTACTTTGAGGACCACCAATAGTAACAGTTTTATCACTACCAGAATAAGCTAAATTATATGATTGTGATGTTGCTCCTAATGCCCCACTTACCGCTAAAGTGTTTGAAGATTCATATATAAGTTTACTTCTACCAGCATCATATTTTTTAACATGCAAATTATATGCCATATTTTGACTGGTACTATCCGTTACCAAGGTATGTCCTGATGCAGATGTCCTTGTCAACATTACAGACCAAAACTCTCCATCATAAACTGGTAATTCAGAAGAAGTTACTTCATTATATCCCTTACTACCACTCAACATAAACGAAACATATCCGTAATTATCAACTGAACTATTGTCTTTTAGTCTAATTCCCCAATCATCACCTCGTCTTACTAATACTTGATTTGAACCACTTGCTGCTCTAAATCTAAACTCTACTGTATCTGGTACTCTACTTGTTGCACTACTTCCAGATAAATGTGTTTTCCAAGTATTATTCTGAACATATGTATTATTTGATGCCCCGTAAAAATTTAATGCTTTAGTAAATTTTCTCGTTAAAAAAGTATCAAGTGGAACTCCAGGTAAAGCTGGTCCTCCATATTCCATAACTCGTAATATACTTGATGGAATACCATAACAACTTATCAATCCTTTAATTGCCCGTGTAGTTCCTTTTGTTTTTAAGAAATAAGGCATATTATTTATAACACGACTCCATATTTCTCTTGATATATCCCTATCTGGAGTTATTGAATGTTGCCAAGGTGTTTCAGAACCACTCTGTTCCATTCCATAGATATACCTTTTTAGAGATACCAAATCTTTACCATCGTGGACTTCCCACCCAAGTGATTGTGCAATTGGTTTCAATAAATCCTTGGCAATTCCATCAGTTAATTTATCTCTCTTATCATGAATATCAGTTAATGCCTTAATGTATATCCAAATACCATCAAAATAATGACCAATCATATCTATAAAATTAAGAAATACTGCGTTTTGGTCATCATCTTGTACAAAAACTGGAAGATGACTTCGTACTCTATTTTTATTTTCCCTATCATATGCAGATGCTGATGTTATTTGATTATCAAACCAAGTTGTTGCAACTGATTGAGTAGTTCTATAATTTAAATAAGGACTTATATATGTTCCTGCCCCTTCTCGTTTTGGCCAAGAATTATCATAAGATATTCCAATAGATTCACTTAAATATGATGAACTTTCATAAAACATATATTTTTCAAACTTATCAAACGAATTAATCGTATCTCGGCGTTTTTGTTCCCAAGACTGCACTTGTGTTAATGAACCACTTACTGGAGTAAATGCTGGATTATATCCACTTGATCCAGATACATTTAAATATGAACCTTTGTTTGGATCTGCCACTACCGATAAATATCCAGCGGATGAGCTTCCTGCACCTGCAAGAGAAGCACTTCTATCTGTATATTGTTCTATTAATTCTAATTTATATTTAAAGTTTCTTATTCGTTTTTCTACTGAACCGAAATGTACAAAGTTAGAAAATTGAGAATGATCTACATTAATGTCTGCACTCAAACTTCCACTTAGTATCTCATTTTCTACACCCTCTTTCAAAGCAACATCAGTTGATACTAACTCATCATAAGTCTTAAACTCTGTTTTTCCCTCTCCAATGGTTGTTTTTGTTCCAGTAAATGAAGGTGTCCTCAACACCGTATCACTAACCCATTCTTCTACAAATGGATATAAAGTAAGAACCTCTTCTAACGGGGGAGCCATCTCTCTAACGATAGTAATAAAATCTTTTTCTTGTACTGCATCAGGTAATGGCTCATATAATTTATAAACTACTGAATATGGATAATCAGTATAAGATTCTCTATCTATCTTAAAATTAGTTATCAAACTAAACTCATTGGGACCATATTTAAGTAACTTACTATAAGGTTCACTTCTATCCTTTGGATATTGAATAAACCACCTATCCAATGGTAACATAGATCCATCTGGATTTTTTTCAAAATCATGACCTGCATCTTCACCCAATGACCTAAAACCTTCTGAAAGTATAATTGTATTATTTTCTATTCCATGTATCTCTCCGCGTAACGAACCATATACTGGGGTACTTGTAGCAAGTGATGAAGTGTAATCAACATAAAAATTATCAAAAGTACTCCAAGACCTTAAATTTAATTCATTATTATCCTTATATAGATTGGTGGTTACAAAATTATCATATGTATCAGTCAAAGTTAATTTATTCTTTTCATCTACACTCTGAATATAACCAACAAAATCAGAAAATATTGGAGTAGTTGAATTAGTTATAATATCTGAAGTTCTACTAATTTGTAATCCCTCTACCCATAATATACCTTCAGGTCCATATTGACCATATACATAGAGAATTGAATCTCCCTCTAAATCAATAGTATTTTCATCAACTGTTATATCAAAACTAACATCTTCCCATTCACCTTCTTGACTAACGGGTTTATATCTAAACCATTGTTTATCCGTCAATTCTAACCAATCATCTGTTTGTGCGGGATGATTTATTCCTATGTCATCTCCGAAACCCATCTGACCACCATCAAGACTTCTATGTAATAATCCAACTGCCGCACCTTTTCCAATGGTATCTGACTTTTGTCTCCAAGAGATAGTAAGTTGATCTCCTACTTGAATACCTCTATCTTCGAGTGTATGTGGTAACTTTTGGTAAAGCCACATTGGTCTATGTACCAATGATATTTCCTCATCGTCTGAGAGTCCAGTACCATATAAACCTGTATATGTTAAGTCATTTGATGAAATAAATTTAGAGTTTTGATCAATGAACTTCATACAAGCATCACCATCTCGACCATCTCCATCAACCCATTTAGCATGATGTCCTATCCAACCACTATGATAAAACCTATCTGTATTATCGGTTAAATCCCAATTATAAAACCCATTATTCCAATTTGTTGGCCAGATTGCATCAGTTCTCAATTTTGGATCAGGATAATGCCATATATAATTTTCAATTCCATCTATCGCAGACCATATAAAACTCTTCTCAACTGAATCATCTGCATCCCATAACCACTCGGATTTTTTTAAGTCTGGAAGTACATTGTCAGCATCAGTAGGTTTACCATTATTTTTAAGTGCACCACCACCATCAATTTTCCAAGTTCCTGGTAAATTAACAACCTTTGTTTCTCCCGTAACTGGATCTGGATAATAATCCTCGTATGGATCTCCTGTTTTATATTCCCCACCTTTATATTCTATTTTTGATACAAATCCAAACGATTCTCCAGTTGAATTTTTGACATTAACTCTTAATTTATCTGATGGTTCAAAGTTTGGAACTGTATATATATGTGTTACTTCTTCTGGTTGGTCTGAATTAACAAAGGATATTTTTATATCTTCCACCCAAACTATACCTTCAGGACCGTAATTACCATATACTCTAAGTTGAGTACCAATATTACGATCAGCATCATAATAAGCAGGATGATACATTTTTGTTAAATCCCATGCCTCTGGTACTACAGCAGTGAACTCTGCCTTTGTCCATACACCCTCTTTATCTATTGGTATGAACTCTGGACCAAAATTACTACCAGGGCCCCAATTATGTGTCGTATTGCGGAGACCATTCTCACCATACGAATACCAACTACCTTCAGGAGATGGTAAATCTTTTCTCCAACCAGACAACATAACTCTTGCACCTTTTCCTGGAGTATCTGTTTTTTGCCACCAAGAAACTTTAAGTATATCACCTGGCTGTATTCCTTGAGTTGCCAATGTAACTGGCAAATATTGTTCAACAATCATTGCTCTGTGTTCTAATGTTTGCCAACTATCACCACTAAGGCCAGGATTATTTCGTGCTGAATAAACACGAGATGTATCAGTAAGTTGATTTCCATTTTCATCAAACCCAACACCAGTATATCCTGTATGATTTGGATTTTGAAATTGAGAGTTTTGGTCAATAAACTTTATAGTATTTCCACCACTTCGACCTTCACCTCTCGTCCATTTTGCGTGATATCCAGCCCACCTGGTCTTATAAAATACCTGAGTTTCAGGCTGGCCCCATTCCCAGGACATATCTCCATTAGACCATCCCTCTACGGATATTGCATCTGCATGTAATATAGGATCTGGATATTTAAAAATAGCAGCACCTATATCTTCATTTGTCCACTCCCAAACAGTTAGCTGACTATTGGCTTGGGTTCTTGCCCATATCCATTTACTTGACAATAACTCAGGGGTTATATATTTTGATTCCCAAAAACTATTCTCTTTATTTACTTTTTCTTTCTTTTCATCATACTTGTAATCATGCCAAATTTTCCAATCATTAGCAGTTCCTCCGTGACTTACCTCGGTGAGATTCCATATTCCATTATAACGATTGACTGTGCCACTACCACCTTGTGCATAATTTTTTTTCGAATCACCCGTTCTATATACTGTTTTTGAAAATAGGTCATGTTCAATTTTACCTAAAAATCCTGCTTTAGCTCCTATATTATATGCATTTAATCGTAATGTATCACCATGTTCAAACCCATAAATACTTCTATTATCATTATCAGCTACATCTACATATCTTGAATCTCCAGAACTGACTGATGGTGTAAGTTCATATGTAGTGGAACTCTGCCAATTTGATCTCCAATTATCACGAATAACATATTCAGTTCCTTCACCTTCTAAAGAATTGGGGCCTTTAATATGGATTAGGGTAAACTGCCAATCAACCTGTAGTGTAAACTTTAAAGTGTTTTTAGGTTGTTCTGTTTCCGATATCTGATGAAAATTGTGGAAAGGACTTCTGGTATAATGAAACTCTCCCTCGTTTCCATTATCTCTAATCGTCATACCAGTACGATTAGTTATCGTCAAATCATCAATTTCTCTTACTTCTTCTGGAATTTCATACTGCCCAATCATAGTTGTATTATGATATAACCAATATTCATCTTTTGCCTGTAACGATACTTTTAATTCATTGGATTCAGCGTCCGTAACTCCATGAAATGGACTTTTATGAAACTCTCCCTCGTTTCCATTATCTCTTATATTAAATGCATCTGTATTATCAACTGGAATATTCTCAAGTGCAATCCTTTCAGTTGATTCTCGTACTATTTCATCTGAAATTACGGCATCTTTAATGGTAAGTTTACCACCAACCATATTATCAGTAAATCCTTCATCTTCATCTGGTATTATAGTTTCAACATATTCTGAACTTCCGTCATTTTTAAATGTAATTTTACCAGTAGTTGTAACTTCAATTTCTTCAGTTCTTGGTTTATTTATATAAGGTGTGGGTAATGATGTTAGTGATCCAGGTTCACATTGTATATTTGTTATATACCTTCTAGCATTCGGCCCGGCTTCTACAGTATCGGTTTTTCCCAAAAACCATTTAAAATTTCCATCTGCAGATGTTGGTGTTACTCTTGTATAGTGTCTTTCCCAAGTTCTTCCATTCACTTCCTTAGTTTCACTTATCCCTGTTACTTCAGCACTATCTGATTGGTCTGTAATAAATAATTCTTTTTCGTGTTCTGGCCACTGGTCATTGTACCATACCCAACAACTTAACACATAAGTTTCACCTTCTGCACCATTTATATCTATTGTATAACTATTTCTGTTTACTCCATCTGGTACGGCTTGACCTTTTGTTCGTAAAACATATTTACTATTTCCAGGATTCCAAAAATCTGCAAGTTGGTAATTAGTATCTGATTCAGGATGGATAAGTTTACCTGCCAATTTTTGTGATTCAAATGCACCATTATCAACTAAGTTTTCAGATATAGAAAGTTGATCTGTTTCAATTATTGGATTATATTTTGATATTACTTCTGGAGTTTCTTCAGTATCTATAATAAATGCATCTCGTACAATAAGATTACCACCTATCATTGCCTCATCTAATTTAATATTATTACCAACTAAAGTAGCTCTATTATCAAAAGATGTTTCATTGATTTTTTCGCTCTTACCTTGTTCTACTGAAGTAGCTGGATCACTGATTATTATATAAGATTCACCACTTATATCAGAATAGGCTAAACAAGTATAACCTAATAATCTAAATTGTTCATGATAATCAAGGTCATTTATTCCTGGATTTGGTCTAAGTCTTAGTTCAGTTCGAGATGGAGAAACTTCTTGTAACCAATATTTATCATCTTGAATGATAAGTTCTATTTGTTCATCATTCTCGTCCAACAATGGTTCATCCATCGTACCAGCATATACTTTACCATCAGTATCTATATAATATGCGCCCTTCCAAATACTTTTATCTACTCTTTTCGTTAAAACTACATTATTTGATCCACCAACTCGTCTTAAAAAATTATAAACTATTTTATAAGTTCCACGATTGTACCCAAGTCCTCTAACATGACCACCCACATCTAACTCGTCATCAAAAGGATACAAAAGTTCACCAGAACCCAAATAGTTATCACTATTATCATAAACACAATATTCTATTATATCGGTAGTTAAAGTTCCATAAAGAGCAATAGGATCACCATCATTTAATCCTTTAGCATTTATCAATTTTAAATCTTTAGGATTAATCCTCGATAATTTTCCACTTAGTGGATCAGCAGTTAAATACTTTTTCTTAGCCATTATAATTCCGTAAACTCTTTATCTATTATCTTCTCATCTGAAGTATCGTAATCAAAATACCCAACACCCCAAGGCTTAACTAATGTATGTAATCTACCTGTAGATTGGACTGGTATTTCATTTTTCTCTTTTATTTCCTTAGAAAACTTTTTACCTTTTTTTATTTTTTTTCCTGATTTTTTCTTCTTACCAGATGGTTTTGCCTTGGACAAATATTGTCTATCCATATTTTTTGATAATCTTGATGGATTAAAACTTAAACCATTGGATCCCTCACCAGGTACTACAGTTTCAAACAATAAAATATTTCCTGTATCTGCATCTCTCAAAGTACCAGTATTTATATCACCATCTAATAATTTTTTTCTTATTAAATCAACATATTTTTTTTCATCTTTTCTAACTAAGTTTTGATAAAACTCATTTGTTTTTAATGCTTCTGAATCGTATGGCATTTTTTATCTCGTTACTTTAAATGAATGTTTCTCATCAAAATATTGAACGGTTTCATCTGATGTCCCACTTCCACTTACAATCTTATATTCAATTCTATAGAATCTTTCTGCTTGTAATCCATCCATCCACAAGTTGAAATAATTTCCAGTTGAATCACAACTTATTTTTGAACCACTTCCGTAAGGTACAATTATATCTTCTGAATAGGCGTCCCTAATTTGATACCAACTACTTCCACTTGGTAAATATTTAACTGTATTATACCCAGTACTATATCCACTTGTAGAATATGACTTTTCTGGATATCTTTCTCTACCAACCACTCTAAATTTTACTTTTGATTTTTCTTTGTATTCTGGTCTAAACCCTCTCATATAAAGAACCATATCTTCTAAATGAGTAGATGATAGTGCTGACAGAGAACCTGTTGTCCACTTTGAGTCGTCCCAAACTACTTCTAATGTTGGTTGATAAATCGTATGGGTTTCCCTACCAAAAAATGAAAAATGGCCGTATTTTGTAGTATTTCCTTCCTCAGCATTTGAATTTGAGTTTCCTAAACTTCCACTTCGTTTTACCACAAATCCTTCATTTGCTATAGTACCACCTAACCATTTCCATGTAAGATCAGTTACATCCATTCTAACATCTGCTGCTTGATGAGAGAAAGATTGTGAAGCTCGGTATCCACTTCCACTAAACCAAGTTCCACCACCACCTGACAATGTAGTAGTCGCATCAGTTCCACCCTGTAACGCCAGAGTTTTAGTTCCACTAAACGAAAACAATCCTGATGATGAAGCTGCTGCATAATTTGATGTAGTTCCCTTAGAACTTCCAGATAATATCAGTTTATTAGGTGTACCCGTAACAATACTTGCTGATACTACCAATCCATGTAAAGAACTACTAACATTAATGACATTTCGTAAATTATTAATAGAACCCGTTACAGTTGATCCAGAAGATACATATATTTCTGTTGAGCTATTATTAAACACAGAAGTTGAACCACTTACAAATACAAAATCAACTCCACCGATAGTAACTTCTTGATTATCAAAATCTCCATTTGATATTGTTAAAGTTCCACTTGCAAAAGTATTACCTTGTAGTGTAGAATAAGTTCCCAACCAAGGAGTTGCATTTGCATCTCCATCTCTATACTTCCAACTTGCCCCATCTACTATGGCTGGATTTGCTTTTGTTCTTCCCGAACCCATATCCCAAGATTGACTTACTGGATATGCATATAATTTTTGAGATATGTTTAATTCAGATGAATTTGCGTCATATAGATTTAAATAAAACTTTGGATATATTGATGAAGATGGTATTAATCCAGAAGATATAGATTTAGAAATATAAGTTAAATCAAACTTTATAAGTGCACGAGAAACATTTACCACCGTCCCATCTGCATTCATATCTTTTCTAACTTCAAGTATCTCATCAAGTCCTGTATTCATACTTGAACTTACTTCATATATTGTTGTATCCTTCGTTGAGTATTCAAAATAATGCATTAGATATCTCCTAAAACTCTACCCTGAATATCACTATCAGGATATTTAAGTTCAAAAATTGCCGGATCAACAGATGGATATACTACTCCATTATGAGTTGCAGATTTAATATCATATATATTATTAGAATATCCCTGTGCGGAACCCCACTTATTAGTAACGATAATTAACTCATCTCTACCAGCCTGTGGTTTTACAACGGAAGCAACTCCTTCAACTGATAATAATTCCGAAACAACATCAGCTAAAATTATTGGTTGATTTATTTGCCATTTATCTGCGTGAAAATACACTTTTAATTTATTAACACAATTAAACACCACTTCATTCTTATTAAATCCCTTCTTAGTAAAAATAGCAAATCTAATACCAATGTTACATACCCAAGCATCTTTAATTTGTACTGCATCTGTCATCATTCTATACTGACTTAAATATGTTTTTACATTTTCTTTCACTGCGTTATTTACATTAACTAATTTTTTATTTTGGTCATATCCCAACATATACATATTTAGTGCTAATGGATTAGCCTGATATGTTGTATCTCCCGTATTCTGGTCTATTGCTGCAACTTGTTCATCTTGTATAATATAAACTTTTGCTACATTACCATACTTGGCTGGTAATGAATATACACGAGTTATAAAATCATCTTTAGTTACTGCTCTACTTTGTGCTTGAAAATAAGCTAATGCATTTGTTCTAACATTTTCAAGTGTTTCTGCTCCACTCCCTCCCGTTGCGGGTTGTGGGTTTGTTACTGCTACAGAGTTCTGTGAAATTGATTTTAAATTATTATTTAAAGTCACAGAATTATCAAACTCTGCATTCATTTGACTAACACTCGTTGTCATTCCTGAAGCTACATTATCACCAACTCCACCACCATAAGAATACTTAATTGTAAGTGTTGTATTAGTTGGACATTGACCATAAGTTTCTGTGTTTAAAAAATTTGCTGGATCAAATGATGTATCAAGGAAACTTGGTGTTCCTGGTAAATTAGAACCCACATTACTTGGATTTGGAATAATTTCTTCGTCCGCTCCAGCTGCTACTCCAGAACCAAACCTCATTTCTGTTCTACCATCGGGTCTAATAAAAGTTGTAAATCGTTTTGATGTCTTTACAAGTTTTAAAAGGAATGGTGCAAAACTTCTTCCAGAAACTAAATCAGGAGAGTTCTTAGAATTGTTTTGAAAATCTGAATAAACTGTGTCTTGTGCTAAAAATGGAACTTCATACCATTTGTTTCCATCACTATCCGTTACTGAAATTATTTCTAATACTGGAGTATTTTGTAAGGCTATTCTTTTATATTTTTCTGCTGCTCCGAATTGAACATATTCAGTAGTTGTCGTTCCACTAACTGCTTTAATTTTACTCTTTTTCAATAACCACTTACTAACATTACTATTATTATCAACCTCATAAATATCATCCTGTCTTGGACTCAATGAACTTGAATCACTAAATATTACATCATCTAATGTTCTAAAAATAGTTCCATTTGTGGAAGTTACTTGCATTCCTGCTGGTATTGTAAGACAATAATCTTCATCTGGTTGTTGTAAACCATTTGAACTTACTATAGTTGAACTTGCGGGTACAGTTTGAAAAACATCTAATTCAACTGTGGCTGGTGAAGATTGTCTTGGTTTATATCCATAACCTTGTGCAATTTCATATATGGTTTTCTTTTCTTCTGCAAATGCTAACATACTTTCTTTAAATTGTTCATCAATATAATATGACAAAACATCACCAACATATGATGCCATTTCTATAAACATCATACCTGGATCTGACTCATTAAAATCATTATATGTATTCGGAAAGTATGTTTTAGCAAAATCCATTAATCCAGATCTAAACGATGAAAAATCTCTATTTAAATATTTTACTTCTTTACTAACTGCTTTAGCCATTTTCTTCTCCCTTATTCTTTAATAGCTGATTCGAATTGTTCAAAGTCTATTGACACACTTTCGAATCTATCAGGTTCAAATGACAACCCAAAATCTATGGCTACATTAACTCTATTATTATCGTGTTCTGGTTGAGTAACTTCTATATTTGTAATATTAATATATGGCAACCATTTTGCAAGTGTATCTCTAATTGCCTCCTCTATCCTATCTCCAATTTCTCCATCCATTGGTTCAAATAATATATTCTGTAACAAGGATCCAAAAGCTGGCTGGCCGAGTCTTTCTCCAGGAACAGTTTTCATTAAATTAATAATATTATATTTTGCCTGTTCAATTGTAGTTTTAGTTTGTTTGAAATATCCTGAATCTGAATATCCCAATGGAAGTTTTAATCCAATAAAAGTATCTGGATTTAAATCTTTTTCTCTTGCTCCCATTTATATTCTCCTTAATTCCCTATTGCTAACCAATTCATTGTTTGTGTACCACTAATATCATCGTCCCTATCAATGGTAAATCCCGTTGTAGTAGGTAATGTTGCTGTTACTGCCCAAGTT